GCCTGATGTGAACGTCTACCACGGTACGCAATAACAAACTGTGAAGCTACATTACGTACCATTATCCTTCCTTGGGTTGTCTCGGTGCCATTCTTTGATCCCTAAATCTATCGCTTCCATATGATCTACTAGTACAGTAAACTCTAGAATTGTTAAATCTAGTTCGTAACACTGCCAAACCTGATCCATCATCTGAAACCGCTGAACGATTTCTGAGTTTAGATCGAAGAACAACGCCCATGCGAGTTCTCCACCTTCTGGCACTCTGTCTAAACTCTGGAGGTAAATACCGCACTTCGCGCAATCGGACTGGTCGGGGTCCATCGGACGCAACATGGGTAGACTCGCTTCTTTGCGTAAGTCGTTGCATGTTCCGCAATCCGATGGACCTTTCCAGGTAGTCCAAAATGCAGTCTCCGATTTGGCGTGCGCTTTTAGGAGTTTCCCAGATCCCTATCCTCACTCGTTTTGGATGACGAACCGGCTACCTTGTCCATTACATACAATGCGAGTGCGGTGGCATCTTCCATTGGGATTAGGTCAATGTTCTTCTGATTGAACGGGATCTGACCACCCTTACCATCACCAATTCTCTTCCATCCCTTAAGAGACTTACGTAGAATGATATAGACGGCATCATCGAACTGACCCTTTCTCGCTAGTTGACCTACCTTTAAAGAAGTCGGAAGAAGTACCGACTTCAACACGAATATAGAAGCGTCGTCAGGAGTATCATCGTCTACCGGAAATGCCTTAACTCCATCAACGTCCTTAGTAATCGTTTGACCCTCGTTGTCAGGATCAGGTACTTCCTGAGACTCTGTTACGTCATCGAGGAAAACTTCCCACTCTGATGCAGAGATAATTAGCGACCTTGCCATGCGTTTCTCCCTCTTTTTCTAGCTTGGTATTATGCCAAGAGACTAACGTTCCGACTATTTTGCACCCAATATCTGAAAGGATCAGTACCGGCTGTAAAGTCTGCCCATTCAGTTCCATGAGGTAGAGTAGCTGCTTGGGGAGTCTGAACTTTCATTGTAACTGTTACAGGGACCTTAGAACCAGGCGCTCCACCAGACGTAGGCGCACTCTGCACAATCAATGCCGGAAGTTGGAATCTCATCTCGTACAAATCACTCGTACTAGGAATGGTGATACCATTCCAATACAATTCAGCTTTATATACCTTAGGAGCGCGACCAGTTTGAATTGTCTGAGCGTCTGTTACAATAGCAGCAACAGTTGTAGATTCTTTATAGTCTTGAACCGTAAATTCCATCATCGCTTCAGGGAATCCGTTAATGTCCGGCTCTCCAACGTATCCCGCATTAGAACCAGATTCAAACTCACCAGAAATATTGCGATTAATAGTAATTTTCGCATCCGTCACAAGAATCTCATCACCACCAGCGAGGTTGTCCTCACTCCCTGTAATCTCTTTAAGTCTCAAATTAACCTGATTAAAGATACCCAGAAGTCCATCGGTGACATGAGTGACAGCCGCCATCTCAGCATCACCAGTACCTCTATCACGAATAAGACTATGTGCGATTAGAGTGAACGTCCCCATCAATTTTCCATTACTATGCGCCAATTCAGCCTGTGATACTTTAACAGTAGGGTAGTTATACTGCGCGTTAGCACCAACATCCTTATCAACCATCAAAGTTGCAAACAACCCATCTGAGTTAGCTTGGAACATCATATAATGTCTATACGAACCGAGAACATCAAGTTCCTCAGGTGCGGTATTACCAGGACCAACATTGTCATTACTCTGACCCATAAGAAGTGCCATCAGCAATTCGCTGGTTGGTCCTTCATAGCGCATCGGAGCAACAATAGTACCTTCAATACCAACATTACCCTGAAGAGTTCCACCCGACAGAATATCACCGATATTATCGTCGGCAATAACTTCAGGGATACCCTCGGGTAGTCCCTCTGATTCAATCTTAAGTCCATCGAGTGCCCCGACGGCAACCGACGTACCCCACGTTCCAGCTTTCTTAATCGCCGCTGCCCAACTGGTGGTAGCCATTCCTAAGTTCCTCCTTTATGTCGTAGACACTTCTTCGTGATAGACAAATTTCAACTGAGCAGCATGGCCGTTCACACCACCCTCATCTAGTACAGCCGACTGAATCGGTACCGTAATCTCAGGATAATCACCTAAGAAACCCATATATCCCGAACTTACATTCAAAGTAGTTAGTTCAGATACCCTAGCAGACACAGCATCAATAATTTCCCAAATCGCTTTTTGTAACGCTTTCTCTTGAGTATCGTTCTCTAACCGAGAAAAGAATACCCAAACCATTACTATAACCTTAGCTTCATATGAACCCATAGTCAATGGTGAAGTCTTAACCTGTGGATTCATTACCCAGAATCGAGTCAAATCTTTACCAACAAATTCAATACTGTCCATAAGTCCTGAAGCACTAATATGTAATCCAGCGTCTGTCTGTAATTCATTGAGACCAACCCAACGTTTCTGGGTGGTGAATACAGAACCAATGTTCGGGTCAACCCCGATCATAATACCCTTTAGAGCGTCCATAAAGGCTTCGACTGCTACGGCCATTATAGTGGAGTCTCCGATTTAGCTGCCCACTTTTCCATGACGGCGTTTAATCTTGGTTCTAGTTCATCATGCATTTGATCTGACCCATCAGTCATGAACTTGTGACCAGGGATACCAAATTTACCAATGGATCTTGCTACTCTAAAAGCAGCACGGCGCAGAGGGTTAGAGCCAGTATATCCAGAGATATCAAACTGACCTTGAGCTACCTTAACACGCAACCAATCTTCAATTGCGTCTACAGGTGGTGGAGTTCTACCTGGTGTTCTTCCAAATTCCATAACTGATGGATATTCGCCCAACCCTTCACCAGCGGTAATACCAGTTGAATAGGTAAACCCTTCAGTATCAGCGGTCATGATCGGAGGAATAATTTTTATAGTGTCTTGTAGAGTACCTTTATCAATCGGTACAGCTTCGTTGGCTTTATCACGACCACGCTGCGCTACTCTAAATCCAGCGTGGAGTAATTCTTGTTCTAGCTCCTTTTCAAGTATCATATTCTCATCTACGTACTTCTTAATCTGAGAAGTATCGACAAGAACTGTTACTGGTGCGTTGATTGGCACTAGTGACTAATCCTTCTAGGTGCAAGTCTACTATCCGATGCCCATTCTACAGTAGTACCTGCACTTTCATGGGATACCATCTTAGGATCGATATACTCTGACGCTTCTTTCATTAGTTCTTTAGCTCGATCCGCCCAATGCTGACGTAAACGCCAATAGCTCGTTTCTGATGAACCAAGTGAAACATTGGACAAATCCGACGCTTTCCGTGCAATCCAATATGCCACGTAGCTAGCGCAAAGTGCCGTCAGTAAGTCAGTGTCCATATTCGGTACAGTAGTCAGATTAGCATCCGAAACATCAATAATATGTGCGCCAGTATATTGTAACCTAAGATGATTTACTGAATCAATTGCAGTGGTTAGAAACAGAACATCATTACCGCTGGTGTCTTTACGGATCTCACGATCTTTATCCGTTATATCCGTTTCAACTTCAGAGTCAGTATCTCTGTTGCTAACCGATGCAATCTTTTCAAGGTCTGAATAGCCACTTTCCCATAGAGTTAATTCTGAATTCAGTACAAATCGCTTCTGCGTACCATCACCCGCAATCTCTTCTACAACGTGTCGTGGTCGTAAACGAGTGTATTGATTAACTCCTGCCTCGATACATAGATCTAAAATATCATTACTAGGGTCTAATTTTGGTGAATCAACTGCACCAACTTTAGCTTCGACCCTATCCCTGAATGTTTCGAGTATTCCTACAGCGGGCATTTTAACCTCACTCCAGAGAGTGGGGAGTAGATCACCGAGAGCCCCACGGCAACCTACTCCCCACTTTCCAACCCTCGGGGAAGGGACTAAACTACGATACGACCAGAGAATCCACGATAGTCGAGGATCTCAGCCTGCCAAATGTGACGGATCTTCCAACGGATTTTCTCCGCATCGAAGAAGGTACCGACACGATCCAAGTCCTGTACGAACATGGCCGGGTTCTGCTGACCGTTGAGGAACCCGACAGCAATCATTTCGATCTCTGACGGATCTGCCGTGACCCAATAGTCGTTGGCATCAAGTTGAGTGACCTCATGTAGATCAAGACCATACTTCGACCGAAGAATATTCGGCTTACCAGGGTTCTCAGTATCCTGAGCAGCAGCAGTACCAAGTTCAAGGTACGGCTGACCATCAGAGAACAGGTCTTCATAAACCTGATCGTACAGAGTCGTACCAACTAGAACGTGCCTTGGAGTTGCACGCATCGGCTCTTTGGTATCGATATCCTGTTGCGCTGAAATCTCAGCACGCATAGCCTTCAATTCAGTCCAACTATACGCTGTAGTACCGTGGTTGTTATGAGCCGCATTAGCGAGAGAAACACCACCATTACTATCGGTAGTATAGTTCTCGTTGTTCGCCAACTTATTGAATACCGCGTCATTCAGAGTACGCGCAGCAGCGCGACTCAACTTAGCCGGAAGAGTCTGAATTCGACGAAGATCGTCATTAACCAGAGTCTCCCAAGTCAATTCAGCGTATCCACCATGCTTGACGATTGCGAGAGTGATCTCTTCTTCACTCGGTTGAGTGACTGGACCAAGATAATCAGCACCCTCGTTCACGACGAGCAAGTTAGCAAATTCACCGAGTCGCAGGAAACGCCAATCCTTGAAATCAGTTACACGTTCAGCACGCCCAACCAACTTCCATTTCAGTTCCATCTGTTTATACTCACGAACCATAGCCTTATGCATCAAGTTCGAAAGAATTAGAGGGAACGTCGAAGTATCGATCAACGCCTCTGTAACTGACCCACCGCGAGCAGAAACATACTCATGGTAGAATGGGTTGTCCTCCCAATTAAGTCCTTCACATGCAACACCAAGTCTCTTCCGTTCCTTTGCAGGACGACGGAAAAAGTCTCGACCTTCCATATAAAGATCACCAGTAAGAACACCATACGCCTGTCTTAGACCTTGGAAAGCAGGAACTTTAATCTTGCTTTTGCCGCGACCCTCAAGAACAGCGTTATCTTTACCATCAATCATCGCTTCCATTGCAGCGTTGATCTTATCACTTGAATTCCATTCAGTAAAGATACCAGACCCACCATCATCATCAGGCGTATCTAGCAGATTACCACCGGAATTCTGACTCCGACCAATACCCTTTCGGAGATCGACCAAAAAGTCATCAACTGATTCCAACGCTACAATACCGTGGTTATCAATCAAGTCCGTAAAATGCTGAAGAGCGAACTTCTCCAACCCTTCAGGCAACTCAGCAGCCTTAATACGCGCTTCAACAAGAGCAGTATTATTTTGCGTAAGAATATTTTGCATCGATTCAGTTAGCGAATCGAATTCCTCACGACTAACGTGCTCTTCATTACCATCGTCATCGGTGATATCACCGCCCTCGGCAGCTTCAGTCGCGACTTTCTTCTTAGACTTCTTCTTAGCCACTTCTTTAGCTTCAGCAGCAGCTTGGTCCTTATAACGCTGAGTAGCACTTGCACTCAACCCATTACCAGCTTTAGCCGTGTCCGCTTTACGCTTACGTCGCTCAATCTCCTCATGGTCATCAGGGTCAGGATCACCACCCAATGACAGTGCTTCAAGGATAGGAACTTCAGCACCCTCAGGTACCTCCTGCTCCAAACCCTCAAACAACGCTTCGACGAATTCCGGGTACCGGCTCGCCAATGCCTTTGCCTTGGTAATTGAATCCGGTGGGAGATCCACCGACTCAACCAAGGACTTACGCGCCTCGTCAGACAAGAGGCGCAAGAGTCGTTTCACCAAACTCATGCTACGGTCCTCCTTTGGTTCCTCAAGCGCCTCCAGCACTGGTAAGAACGTCCCACCAGCACTTGGAAACGAGACAATCTCGAAACCTGTTACTTTTGAAACCTGTGTAAGAGTACGAATTGGTCCATCATTCCGTGAATTCAAATCACCTTCAGCAACATGAATACTCGGACCAATCGACCTACCCAACGCTTTAGCTTGTCGAATCAATCCCGAGATCATCCGTCTACTTCGTGGACTTGAAGTCTCAATATCACCCTCAATATGGGCAACGTTATCTTCAATAACCATCTTCGGATTACGAACAACACCTACTTGAGCTTCTGGAAGTGAAGTAGGAAGCATCCGGCGAAGACCGGGTGGTAGCTTCATACGCCAAGTATCCCAATGGGCGAAGAAAGTCTTATTACCAGACTCAGAAGTATCATAAAGATTTACAGGTACACCATCTACCAGATCCACCATACTCTCAAGAATACGGCGAGGCCAGTTATTACCATTCTGAGAAACACCCTCACGAATCAGGACAGCACGTAGCTTTCCCGCAGACTCAAAGATGTACCCATAATTCTTCATTGACTAACCCCTATCTCTTTCTTTCTTTCTACGCTTCTTTCGTTCTTTGGGTGATTCTTCTTCTTCAACTTCGTTTTCTTCTTGCTCTTCAAGAGTCTCAACTACACTTACTGGTACCTCTCCTTCATCCATTACTGCATGGACTCTAACACCAGAACCATCACATGCTGAGATAGTTATCCACGGCTTAACAGGTTCACCAGTTGTCCAGTCTGCCTCTTCACAAGCATCATCACGAGTATGGAAGAAAACCGAAGACAGGTATCGCTTTTCTAATTCACATTCAGCAGAACGCCAAACCAGCCCACCCTTAGGACCATTAGTGC